TTATTATAAAATTAGTACATAAATTATATATCATTCATAACAATATTTTGCAAAACCTTAAGAATACATTTTGAGTACATAATTATTTATTTTTATAACTTTTAACATTTTCTATAATTTCTTGAAATTAATTAATTATGTACTCATTTTATTAATTATTATGATTATTTTACAAAACCTTTAAGAATAGATTTGAGTACATAATTATATTTTTCTATAACTTTTAACATTTTCTATAATTTCTTGAAAATAATTAATTATGTACTCATTTTATTTATTATCATTATTATAACAAATTTGCAATTCTTTAAGATTACATTTGAGTACATAATTATTTATTTCTATAACTTTTAACATTTTCTATAATTTCTTGAAAATAATTAATTATGTACTCATTTTATTTATTATCATTATTATGAATATTTTGCAAAACCTTAAGAATACATTTTGAGTACATAATTATTTATTTCTATAACTTTTAACATTTTCTATAATTTCTTGAAAATAATTAATTATGTACTCATTTTATTTAAGACCATTATTATAACAATTTTGCAATTCTTTAAGATTACATTTGAGTACATAATTATTTATTTCTATAACTTTTAACATTTTCTATAATTTCTTAAAATAAAAAGATTATGTACTCAAAATATAGAAATATAAAGAATGTTATCTTCAATACCTAAAGATATTAAGTTATATGATAAAATTAAAAAAAAACTATTTATCGAAAATCCTGTAAATTCAGCATATAGATCAGGTAATTTAGTTAAAAAATATATCAAAGCATATGATGAAAAATATAAAAATAGCGATGCATATCATGGATATAAAAATGAAGAAGTTGGATTAACAAGATGGTATAAAGAAAAATGGGTTAATCAACGAGGAGAAATTGGATATAAATATGAAGGTGATATATATAGACCTTCTAAAAGAATTACACCAAATACTCCAAAAACACACAGCGAATTAACTAACACACAAATCGTAAAAGCTATAACTGAAAAAAAAAATAATGGTCGTGTTAAAAAATTTTAAAATATAAAAATAAATAACAGATAATATTATATAAACTATGTTGTATGGTATAAACTATGTTGCATGTTGTGTGTTATGTAGTATGTTATAAACTGTGTTGTATGTTATGATTACTTAATATATTCTGCGATAATTTCAGTTATTTTATCGCCATATTCTACAAAACTGAATTGATTACGCATTGGGCACTTGAATGAGAAGTCAGCGCCGCTATTGTCGAGATTATAGCGATTGTTGATAATTTCTTCAACCAATTGGTTCTTCAAGTATTTAAAGAAACATTCGTTATGCATTTTTGCTCCATTAATGATGCTCTTTTTTTCCGAGCAAGAAATAGGGACTGAAATATTTCCATTTGACTTCTTAAAGCCAGACATACAGATGCAACACACAGCATCTTTATTTTTTTCACAAGACTTCGCAACTGTTCCTTCAATATTTATCGGCAAGTTTCCAATAGTCCAAGATGGAACTTTAGCCGACATTTTATCTAAACGGTCGCATACAGCATTGTTATAGTTGCCAATATTGTCAAACTTTTTGATATTAAGGCAAAACTCAGTCTTATACTCTATCATATCTTTCATCACGCGAAGTTCTACCTTTTTCTTATCAATAATACTCATATTATCAATCTTAGTTCCGGTGTTGCCGGATACGCTAATACCGTTCCTCGTCAATATGAACATATTGCACAACATATCAAGATTGCCGAATGGAGGCTGGATGCGGTAATTATGACGCACAACAATATCAAAATTAATCTTGATAATATGACCGGAGGAAATATACGGGATTTTTCCAACAGTTATATCGAAAGATACTTTTGTTATGTTCGCGACAGCCAATCTAAAATACTTATTATCAGATTGTGTCGTATACTCAGACGATAGCTCAACGTTTCCGCGGTCAAAATCGTCATAAATCATCTTTTTAATATCATCAATAAGACTTTTCGCAGATAAGTTATCGGATACGCAAATATCTAAATCACTGGGATTAAGCATACGTCCAATAGTTTCTTGGTGATACTGTTTGTTCCAGAACTTTTTGTTTTCCCATACATTCGAATGAGCCTTATTGTACTCGTGAGTGTAATGATTTGAAATAATCTTGTCACGGACATAACCCCCGAAAACAATACCGTCGTAATCAAAAACCTTATTAACGACGCGGGAATATAATATGCTCTTGATATTATCGGGATTGAAATCAACTTTAACAAAAGATGACATTCTGTTTAAGATGAGAAGAAAAGTTGAAAGTCTGTAATCTACTAACAGATACTTAAATCTTGTTGTAAATAACTTGCGAAGAATATGTTTAAGTGTTTTTTATCAACACGAACAACTATATTCTTTTTATTGGCTGTAAATATATTTTGTATTTACCTTATCAATTTTTATAATATTTAAAAAAATATAGAACATATTTATCCAATATCATTTTCTATTTTTGCCTTGGCATAAGCATGTAATACATTTTCAGCAGTAGCTATTGGTAATAAATAATCTTTGGCAGCATAAAACTCCGGTCCTGTGCGAGAACCTCTGTTTACTAATGTTCTCAATGCGTTAATATCGTGAAGTTCGTATTTTAAACGAATTGTATTATTATTAATAGTAAAGTCAATAAATATTGAAGATATTATTTTTGTAGTTCCATTTGGCATATAAAAACTATTAGGATATTTAAAAACAGTGTTAAAAACTTTTAAATTACTAATATTTTTAATATTTGGGGTATTCTCAAACGCTATAACATGATTTGGAAAAGGCAATCCAGAACCCGAATAATTAGACATTCTATCTATCGGGTTGGGTGCTATTAAAATAACAGAATCATATTTTTCATCTTTTTTCACAACACCGGCAATATTTACTTTAGAATAATCAGTGCTAAATGTAATATTTAATTTTACATATTCATCTTCTAAAATCATTATTAATACTTCTATATTTTATATATAGAATTATTTTTATTATATGATTAGTATAAAAATTATTGCACCCTTGTACTTGTTCCAAGTCCTTGTTTATTAACCTCTACCTTTTCACACGTTGTTGCAGTACATTTTACTATATAGCGTTCGGGATACATTGTTCCATTTTCGCTAAAAGGTCTATTACAAGGAGCACAAGGAGCTAATGTATCTAAAACATTTAATCTATTTCGCTCAATAAGTTTTTCAGCATTTTCTTGTAAAAACATTCTACTTTCATAACTACTTTTAACCATATTATTGGTATATAAATCAGTCATTAGTTCGGCATTTACCATACATCTAGGTCTATAATCGGTAAATGAACGTCCATCAGACATTTTTAACGGACATTCGGGTTTAGTTTCAGTTGACGAAAAAAAACTCATTATGGTTATTATCTTATACAATTACAATATTTTTTATTTTTGTTTTTTAATATGTTCTATTATACGTGTTATTAATTGTGCTTTTGTACCTTCGACACTTAGCATTTTATCAACACATTCTTCGCGTAATTTATCTAAATTCATATTTTTATATCTTTTTATTGATGATTTATCACCCTCATTGTTAAATGTAATATCAGAAGATACTGACATATTATCAGCGATATCTACATGTTCAACAACAATAGGAGAAGCAGTTTCTTCATTATAATCTCCAACATCATAATAAGATTTGTTATCAGATAATGTTATATGTGTAACTGTATTATCATCTTCGAGATTAATATAATCTTTAACCTCTACCGGTATTTCAACAGTAGTTTTTGTATTAATAACAATATCTTTTTTAAATGGGATAGTATTACAAATATCACCTGTATAAGTTTTATCGTATGTATCATTTTCATCATTGTGTAAATTATTAGTATCATTTCCGCCTTTATAACATTTATCCGAAACATTATTATCAATATCGCAATATTTTGCTGAAATATTACTGTCGTTCTTTACAACACTATCTTTGAATATTTCATTCATAGTTTTGTCATAATTGTTCCAATTTTTTGCTAACAATTCTGTTCGTTCCCCTTTTTTTATTATATTAACTCTTTTTTCAAGTAGAAAGAAATTACCCTCTAATATTGTAAGTTTTCTCCATAGAAACATAATTAAAAATAACAAAATTGAAAATATAACAAGATTAATATTTACATATGGTTGATTAAATAAAAAGTCAAACATTATTTATTAAAATCAGAACATATTTTGTTTTTCATTTTAATCGCATTATCTATTATTGTTTTAGGAAATTCTTTAATATTCAATAACTCTATAGCAATACATAAATATGAATGTCCTTTATTTATTTTATACGGGAAATAGTATTTATTATCTCGCGGTATAGCATCAACGGATAAGTTTATAAATCTTTCGGGATATAATTCTTCTAACTTTATCAATTTATGAAAATGTGTTGTAATTATTAATGTTATTCCATTTAAATTACTTAGATATTCAATAACAGAATATGCAGTCGACATACCTTCTATGGGAGGTGTTGAATGCATCGGTTCATCCATTAAAAATAACCCTTTTTTACCTTCATTGTTTATTTTTACGGCTTTTTTAATCATATTTAGACAATATTCAGCCTCTGTTTCAAAATACGATTTATCACCGAGAACATCTGATACGCGCATAAAAGAGTTTATTGTATCGTATAAAATCATTTGTGATTTATAACTATATGTTATACCGATTGTTTGCCCCAATATTATATTAGACAATATAGTTTTTACATATGTTGTTTTACCACCAGCATTTGGACCCGTTACAATAATGTTTTTATTTAAGTTAATTGGATTAGATACTTGTTCATTATTTAGGATAGGATTTTTTGCATTCCATAATAATGTCTCTTTATCATTATAATATACAATTGACCAATCTTCCGTCAATGCTAAATTATTTATTGAATATATAACATCGATCGCATATATAGTTTTCAATAAAGACGACAATTTTTCTTTTAATGCATCGTCTTTCCATATTTTATAAATATCTGTCATACTATTATTGATATCAATATTATGAAAAGATTTATCGATATTAAAATATGAATCAACTATATCTATTGGTAAATTATTTGTTATATTTAATGAATGTTTAACAAAACAAACTAATCCCTTCATTTTTGTATGAAGTTTTTGCTTTGTATTATATAAAAATAGTGCTACTTCGAATGTTTGATACATATTATAAACATAAACAGCCACATATAAAAATATAGATATTAGTTTTGTAATATCCACTCGTATATTTCCTGTTGGTCTTAATAAGAATAATAATATATTATATATTATTTCCAGATAAGATGCTATACTCATATTCATATTTAAATATTTATTAATATACATATATGGTGCGACAAATGCACTACAAGGATATAAAAATGATGTTATTGGTATAAAATATATTTTATAAGTATGATAAATGTCAAGCAATATTTCAATATAGTTCATGTAATTTAATATAAATGTAGATGGGAATAATATTTCAATAGATGTGTTACTCTCAATTTCTTCCGATATTTTATAAATCCATAGAATATCATTTTCATATTCTTTTAAAATTTCAATATCAATATCATAATCAATAAAAGTTTTCTGTCGTTTCTCTAAAATAACCTTATCTTTTATTGGATGCTGAACAAGTTTTTTAATCAATATTTTACTACCATCTAATAATGGCAAACATGAAACCCAATTATCTATTGTAGTATCTTTAAATACATCATCGGAAATGTCTATTTTTTCACCTGTGATAATATTATCATTTGATAATATTTTATCCAATATAACATCCTTTTTTGCTTTATCAAAATCAAAAAGTTCGCGAAAGTCTTCTAAAGTTTCGTCGTCCATTATTTATTATATATTATTAAAAAATGATATATAATTTCGCAGTATTATTATAGCTATAATGAGCAAAGATTACGATTTAATACACCCACATGATCGCTTTTCATTATTAGAATTTATAAAAAATGAAGAATGTAATTTAAAGTCTTCTTCGGCAAGAATTAAAAAACTTAGAACAGTTTATGAACTTAAACCACTACCACAAATTGTTCAAATAGTAAATCCAGAAGAGTCTATTAAATTATCATATAATCCCACATATCAAACAACGGTTGATATAACAAATGATGTAATAGATAAGAAGGATAATATTCTTATTCCAATAAAAAAAAATAATATTTTTAAAAGGTTATATACTTCATTTAAAAAATATTCAATCAAAAAAAAAAATCAAAAATATGATGAATATGACGAAGAATACCTCTTTTACGACGATGAGTTTGAAGATTACGAAAATATTGATTATAATTATGGTAAAAAAAAGTGGTATAATTCTCTTTTTAAATAAAAATAATTTTTATGTATATTATTATATTATTATAGTATAATAATATTATGAGAGAAAGCGAGGTTATACCTTTTGACGAAAAAATATATAAAAAATCTAAAACATCAAATGTCAATATAAAAAGTTTTGCTTTGGATAATAGAATTTCCTATTATTATTATATAACAAAACTACTTACAAGAATTAATATTGATAGATGTTTGGAAAAAATAAAGAGTAAAAATTTTAAGATACGTAGTTATACGATAGACGATGTATTAATATTAGAAAATAGAATAGGTTCAAATAGTGAATATGGAGTTATATACTTATCCAGTATTGCAAATAGTAAATGCGACCAGTGTATTGCTTCGAAGGTTATGCCTTATATAGATGAAAACATTAACGAAATTGAAATTATGGAATATATTACAAATGAGGTTTTATTAAAAAAAAAATCTAAACATTTCGCTATGATGTATAAATATACAATATGTGAAAATCCAAAAGTTAAAAGAAAAAATAGAGTTGTTTGTATTAATGAATTAGCACACGGGGACATTAAAATGCTTGTAAAAAGTGGCGATTTATTCAAAGATTATGAAGAATTGATAAACATTTTATTTCAAACATTTATATCGATAGGTACATTTCAAAATTTGGTAGGATATATACACGGAGATACTCATTATGGAAATTTTTTATATCAAAAAAATGATGAGATAGGATATTATGATTATTTATTTGAAGGAAAACATTATTATCTTAAATCTTGCAATTATAATATTATGATTTATGACTTTGGATTTGCAGAGAAGAAAAACGAATTTAATATGAAAAGTTATAAAATACCACAAGATTATACAATAATATGTAGATTATTCATGTATGAAGGTAAAACAAATAATTCAAAAGATAAACTGATAAATAATAATATTTACAACATTTTACTAAAAATTTCTAAATTTGCAGAAAACTTAAGTTCTAATGAATTTTTTAACAGTTTAATAAAATATATATTTATCCCATATTCTATTAACGACTTATTTTTGACATCACCACCACCCAATTCAAAAATAATAAACAAAACTCCTTTTCTAATAAACTAAAAAATGATATAAAATATTCTACATACTAATATTAATAATGAATCAAAATGACAATATAGTTATATATAATAAAGGGTACATTCATTTAATAGATAAAGAACCATATGAAACAAATGAAGATGTTTTTAAAAGAGGTTGGTTTATTGTTATCAATAAAGATAATGAAGAAAATATGAATAAGTTAATATCTATGTCAATCATTACAAATAATATCGATAAAGGTATGGAATATTAATTATTATATCATACCTTTATTTTATTATAATAACATAATGTATTATCAATATAAACATGTGTATTTATATTTTTATAATAACATTCCTCAAAATATATTCCATCTGCTTCGTATTTATCTAATACCCATCTTATATCTTTACATAAATTATAAGGAATAATTAACATAGCTGTATCAATTGAACCAACATTTATTCTATTGCCGTTAATTCTATTGTGTTGATTAAAAGAATATATCTTATTATTATCTATAATATTTAATAAATTATATAGATTTGGATGAATAATATTATCATCGTCTAAATAATATAATAATGTATTTTTATTTGTAACCTTTGATAAAGCATAATTTCTTTGTGGATTTCCTGATATTCCATTTGATTTATATAAATACTCTTTTATTTTATTATTTTCTTGATTTTCAAATAATTTTGGATTATTCATGACTTTATTACCATCATACACAATAATCCATTCATCAATGTATTGAAAATTAATACTCTTTTTTATTTCTAATAGATTACCAAGTCTATGTGAAGGTGTAATTATTGTTATTTTATTTGTATTTTTAAATATAGGAACATCACCTCCTTTTATTAAAACAAATAATTTATCATTATTCCAACCAGATGAGTTTTTATTATTATGGTCTAATTCAACAAAATAATAATCTTGAAAATATTTTAATATAGGTGATAATCTATTAATATAATCTTTTTCGTCGTAATATTTAAAAATATCTTCTATTATCAATATTCCTCCCGGTTTTAGATATTGATAACTATTTTCAATAAATCTAACTTGATCATCAAATTGATGTGTGCTATCGTCAATAATAATATCATATTGTATGTTTAATTTACTAAAAGACATTTTAATACTTTCCTTATCGCGTATATCCATATCAATTAGTGTTATTCTATCATTGTTATATTTATTTGTAAAATTATCTATGAAGTCTCTATCATATTCAAATCCGTATATTTCAGCATTTACAAAGTATTCTTTCAACATAAGGAGAGAAGCACCTTGAAGAATACCTATTTCTGCAATTTTTAATTTTTCATATCTTTTATTTTTAAAAAGTCCATCATAAAATAATGTATATGGATGACAATGTCTAATATTTGATACATTATTTCTTTGCGAAGACTTATCTGTATCGTATTTTTTTCCAATTTCACATAATTCTGATGAATTATTTTTGTAATTAATTTTCAAAGTTTCCATTTTATATTATAATAATACAATTTATTTATATACAATTATAGCATGTATTTGAATACGATACATACAGCAAATATAGTAGTTATAAAGTTCAAAAATATTATAAATATTATGAATGGTATTAAATAATATAATGCATACATAAGTATCGGTTTTACGATTTCGTATCTAATATTAGATTTAAGTATTTCGTCTTTGATAATATCAATAAAAATATTTAATATAATATAATCTGACTCATAATCTTCGTTTTTTTCTTTAGAGTTCATTTTATACTTTATAAAAAACCTCTTTTACTATATTAAATATATTAAGAATTATAATTAAAATCTATATAAATTATAATATTTTTATATTTCGCATAAATTAGAATGAGTAAATATTCAGAACCGTTAAAAGAATATAATAAGGGAAAGGATAAATTGTGTATTCCAAAAAAAGGGTCAGATGATTATAAACTTATCTTAAAAATTATGGAAAAAAATGAGAATAAAATATCATCATCTCCAAAGTCTCAAAAAGTTCTTGTTGAGACTAAAGTAAAAGTTCCTAAAATATGTCCTGAAGGAACTGTTTTAAATCCAAAGACAAACAGATGTAATAAGATAAAAGTTCATAAAGAACCTAAAGTAAAAGTTCCTAAAGAACCTAAAGTAAAAGTTCCTAAAATATGTCCTGAAGGAACTGTTTTAAATCCAAAGACAAACAGATGTAATAAGATAAAAGTTCATAAAGAACCTAAAGTAAAAGTTCCTAAAGAACCTAACGTAAAAGTTCCTAAAATATGTCCTGAAGGAACTGTTTTAAATCCAAAGACAAACAGATGTAATAAGATAAAAGTTCATAAAGAACCTAAAGAACCTATTGTAAAACTATCAAGTGTTTCAAAAAAATCAAAGAATGAAAATATTATTAATTTTCCCATTTCTATGAAACTTTTATCAGATAAAAAATATAGTAAATCTTCAGTAAAAAGTAGTAAAAAAACGTCTAGGGTTTTTATAAAACAAGTTAATTCAAAACAAAATGTAAATATAATTGCTAATTTTTTGAGAAATAAACTTATTAAAGATAAATATACATTAGATAATCGCGTTTCATTTTATAAATACATTAACAATCTTCTTGTTGATATTAATGGAGATGAATGTTTGGAAAGTAAAGTTTTTAAAAGTCGAAAAGGTTATACAATAAATAATAAGATTAATCTGTATAAAAAAATAGGAACAGAAAGTGTTAATGGGGCTATATATTTAACAAGTATAATGAATAGTTTTGGAGGATTTACAATTGCTTCAAAGGTTATGAATGACGATTTAAATAATACTAACGAAATTAAAATTATGAAATTTATAACAGATGAACTTATATTGACAAAAAAATCAAGGCATTTTGCTTTAATGTATAAACATGCAATATGTAATAAGGTTCCATTTGTCGATAAACATAGAATTGTATGTGTTAATGAACTTGC